CCATCATCAAGGTCTTTGGGATCAATCAAAAATAGCGATCCACAAACAGCCTAAGAGGTGGCGGGAACTATATGGTCCTGATTGGAAATATTCGGATCATCCCACTGAACTTTGACTTGAACATGTGGCTCTTGACCCTCATCGCAATATCTTTTGAATGCGGCAAGATGCCAAACCACACTGTCGTCTGTCCACAAAATTTGATTGCCACCATCAAGGATCGCTTTTGCCAAATTATCGATGTCAGGACGGGATGGAATATGAAGACCACATTGCGCTTCAATTCTTTTCTGCTTTGACCAAGATTTTGGGATTTCAAAAAAACAAGCCAAGATCACAGAAACTCGTCGCTTCGCTGGGATAATTTTCCTCTCCGACATGACGCGCCAAGCCGCCTGTTGAACTTTTTTTTCATATTCACGGGTTTTATCTGGCGTATAGGCATGTCCATTTCTTGTAAATTTTGGCCTTCCTTTTCCTACAGGTTGACCATCAACTCTAAAATCTATTGTAACAAGACCCATTTTTTATCCTCGTAACCTATTGAAATCCAAGGATTTTTCATATTTCTTCACTTTTTTGTAAATAAAGTGTTGACATATGTAAGCACCTAGATTACTTATATTCATATACCAAATGGAGAACAAAACAATGACTATCGCAGATTTCAAATGGAACCCAGAATTATCATGGTTCAACAATGGCAACTTAGTTATCGAACATATCGATGGTTGCTATGTCGCCGCAGATTGGGACACCAATGATGAAGAATGGTTCGACACAATGAAAGAAGCGATTGATTGGTTCAACGCTCGGTAAACATAGGGGCTTCGGCCCCACGCCAACAAAGGGGGGTTTCCTATGGCATATTCTCTTTCTTTCCTAATGTCCTCAGACGCAGCCGCAGGTCGCGCAAAGCGCAATCCTAAGTTCGTAGTTCATCTTGAAGTGAAGAACGCTTCGTTTAATGAAAACTGCATGACAGAGGTGGATGCTACCGATCTTGCACACGCCAACAACATCGCCCGTGATTGGCTTATTCATGCCCGTGCCTACTCTGTAGGCATTCGACAGGTCAACAAAGACGGGTCGATCTCTAACGATGTCATGATCTTAGACTTATGGGATTTTGAGGAAGAATATCAAAAGCTTCAAGCGCAAAAACAGCTTGATCGCATGATGGCTGATTACGGACTAGTCGGATAATCAATTGGGGGCAACAGCCCCCATCAACTCGCGCCAAAGGACGCATACCAAAAATGAAACTATACACGAACAAACAAGGCCAATGGTTTGGGACCAAAGCCGAAGCTAAAGCAAGCAGACACCCATATTGGGACGTGGACGTTCCCACGGACAAGCCTAGCCTGTTGACATGGTTGAACGCTCAGAGCGCACCACAGGCCCAGACAGAGGCACCTGTGCATCAAAGCAAGCTAACCCGACCACACCACTGGCAGACGATCAAAGAGTGCGCAGAGAAAGCCTCTCTGAAAGATTTGGGTGTTGCTCTCGCGGTTGCCATGAACCGCATGGATGAGATCGCGGACAAGTGCAAACAATCATAACCCATAGGGGGGCATCGCCCCCCATTCAACCAAGGAAGGAAAACCAATGTCGAACCCAATCATGCAAGGATTGCTCAATGCGAAACCCGCACAGCCGAACCGAAATGTGGAATTGTATGACAAGGTAATCCATCAACTGATGAACGATCTCTATGATCCCAATCACAAAGAGATGGCGTTCAGATTGCTCGACAACATCCCAGAAATGAAACTCGAAGAATACATGGAAGGGGTGAAGTAAAACAAAGGGGGTGAAAATCCCCCATCAACTTTTTTATAAATTTGTAAATCATTTGTTGACAATGTAATCAGAATGCTTACATTGGGCTTATACCAAATAGGAGAAACCAAATGCTTAACCAGATCAACAACGCTTTCGCTGACCTAGATCAAAGAATGCAAACAGCCGCTATCGACTTCGCAAAAGAAAAGAAAGAAGGCTACTCCACCGCTCGCGCTGAGAAAGAAGCGCAAATCAAAGAGTGGATCACTGAAGGAAAAATGAACCCAAGAAATCGCTATGCCGCGATGTTCAATTGGCAACTTGATTATTTTGGGTCACGCGGGTTGATGGATACCATACTTTACCGCTCATGGTCTGATGCCGTTGATAAGATCAACAAAAACACTCAAAGCAAAATTGATCGTCGCAATGCACAAATCATAAACGCATTAGAAAAAAAGGGCGTGTCAGAAATTCCAGAGTTTGAACTGGTTGAATGTTCAGATGGTCTTGAGGGCTACTTCAATGTCGCTGGCAATCAAGTAATGATCCGCACCATCCTTGCTGGAGGCTATAACATCCAGTGCCTACACGCTAGAACACTCGTCAAAATCAAATAATCAAAGGGGGCTTCGGCCCCCCATCAGGAGAGCCGCCATGTCTTACCATTGTCCCATCTGCAAAGATCAGAAAATCTTCACCCATGAATATCCAGAGGGTCACAGCCGTTTTGAGAGCCGTACAGTGACGGTAATCGAATACTGTCAGTGTCAGGGCCATTTGCCCAATGACAGTGATTACAGAGCCGCACAGGGCGTCTGTGACCGCATGGGAAGTGATGGGGACTTTGACCAACAGAAAGAATACATCAAAACGCTTCACCCAATGGTGCGAGATCGCATGGCTAAAATATATTCAATTAAATTGTAAATAAGTTGTTGACACTGTGGTTGATGGTGCTATTATCCCCTTATACCAAAGAAAGGAACACAGAAATGACTTACCAAGAAACAATCCACCGCTTCCGCGTTATTCGTTACACCAAGTATGATGCTGCTATGGCGGCTGAGTTACGCATCAACGGTATCGACCCAGAAGCGGGTGAGTTATTCGCCAGCTTTAAAAACAAAGCAGATGCCGACGATATGGTCGCCAATATGCGTGAGAGCAAGTTTCGTAATTTCGAAGTTGTAGATGCAGGTCAAGAAATCACAGTAGAACGCACAGCTTGGTTTTAATAAACGGGGCTTCGGCCCCATCAATCTGTAGGAAGGATACCAAAATGAAATTCGTAGTGAAAACACAGTACCTTGAAAATTACGGCGCACACACTGGCGAAGGTCGCTTTCATAGCGGTCAAGCATACTGGAAATTCAAGGGCGGTAATGATTACATCGTTTCCGATGTAGAACGCGCAGCGGATGCAATGGCGTTTGTGATGGCTAAGTATAGCAGCAACAACATCTACTTTAAGGAGTTCCCAACAGAGGTCAAATCTCTTGAAGATTGGGAAACTGAGTTGGGGGATTTACATGCGGAATACCGCGAATTTCTCAAAGAGCAAGCCGTGGAGTGTTCACCACTCGCGGCGTAACCAACGGGGGCGAAAGCCCCCAACAATCAAACGGAAGGAAAGAAAATGACATACAAAACAGAAAATGAGTTTCTGAACTATCTTGATAGCGTTAAGACAAACAAGCGTGATTGCCTTGCGACACAGTTTCTCTATCACTACAAAACCAAACCAGAGACTTATCAGTTCTTTGAAAAATTTGCATTGGAGATGATCCAGACACGCCCAAAGCGCGGTTCCGCTTGGATGGTCGCCAATCGTGTTCGCTGGGAAACCATGATCCGCGATGAGCCTTACAAGGTCACAAATAACTTTATCGCTTTATATGCAAGGCTCTTTGCCGCACGTCACCCCCAGCATGAGGGATATTTTCCAACCAAAGCAATGAAAAGGATTTTGGGATTATGAGCAAATGGAAGAAACTAATTGAGGATCACAAGAAGGCTCAAATCAATATGGTTATGAGCCAAATAGTCTTGGGAAACTCACAATCAGAAGCCGCAAGAAACTTGGGAATGACGCGGCAACAATTAAACCGCTTTTGCAAAACTAATAAGATCAATTTCAAATCGGCAACAGAGGCTCAAGATGTTGTCATCGATTGAGACATGGGATGAAATGATTGCAAGGCATCAAAGAGAGAGGCGCGAAGTTTTGCAGTCTCTCTCAGAAAGCGGTTACACTCAAACCCAAGCCGCACAGATTTTGCAAAAGCCACTCAGCTTCATAAACGGATACGCCAAAAAATATGGAGTTGTTTGGAAGGTAAAAGCACAGGGAAGGAAACAAAGTGCCAGATATAGAAACAAATCCAGCGTTGCATCGTGAACTTGTTCACCTAAAGATTATGGTTCGCAAATGGGAAATTGAGTGCAATCGGAGTGATGCAGCGTCCAATGCAAAAAACGAATTGTCATTGGCAAGACAGGAATTGCGCGAATTTAAAAAAATGGCGCAGAAATTTGGATACAGAATAGCAGGTTGAAAAGCGATGCAGGGATTATATGATGTCGATCTTACTGATTACATCGATGACAATTTCAATTATCATTACATGGAAAGCGGCCCATGTGAAAACAAGTTTGACAACTACACATATAATTCCCTGCAATATCTCAAAGGCGCTAAAACTATCCTTGATGTAGGTTGTGGATATGGTGGCCCCGCGAAATTTATCAAAAAGCACAATCCAGATTGTTCGATCTCATGTGTAACAAATTCAATCTCTCAATATCAGATTGTTTCCCAATCGTTTGACTGCACTCTCACAGACGCAATAAACTATTCATCACAGAGGTCGTTTGATGTGGCAGTTTTTTATGACAGTTTGTGCCACATGGATGCAGAACGAACTTTGATGAACATTTCGAAGCACACTGATCGAATACTTATCAAAGACTATACATTCTTTGGTGCCGATTATTATTACTCAACCAGATGGGAAATGTCCTTTCGATCAGAGGATAATTGGAAAAAACTTCTTTCGTCTATAGGTTTTAAGATCAAACACTATGGGCTGAACCACAATGTTCTTATTGAGCAATCTCATCTCTTCTGGAACCAAAGAGTAAAGGATAGCACAAGTTCACACAGGCAGATAAGCCTTATGAAACAGATACCCAAATCCCCAAAACTCAATCAAGGCAAAGCGCATTGCGTGATTTACTGCGAGAGATCGTGGGAAACAGGTGGCTAATGCGAAGACCAA